CAGTTCCACCTTTGTACAAGCGATTGATCATCGGCACTTCGCTAGCACTGATGCCTTTCGCTGCATACTCAGGAGCCATCTTCAATGCTTCTTTGAGTAGGTCCTGCTGATTGTCCTCGCGCTGTAGCTGTGCCTGCAAGTCCTGTGCAGACCTAAGACTCTGCATGTATACATCTTGGCTATCGGCTCGATCACCGTGAGCAGCTTGTAGATACGCGTAAGCAATACCGCCCATTGCTGGATCGAGCGTGCCCTTAGCATAGGTCTGCTCAATCGGATCACTGGTGAAGATCTGCGGTGCTGGTACTGCCGGACGAGGTGCACTAGCCATTAGAAGCCTCCCGTCCAAGTTGCAGGATCACTCGTTGCAGCGGGTTGATTTGTATCCCATGCAGTACCATTCTTGTTGCCTTGGAATGACTTGTAGATATTCTTCGCACTTTCACCAATGGCTCCGAACGCACCAGTCGGGAAGCCAGAAGTACGAGCGGCCATGGCACCTAGGAGAGCATTCGTTGCGCTGTTCGTACCTGCACTCGCGTAGGGATTGGACGTAGACGCAGGCGCACGCACGGCACGGTTGAGTTCCGCGTTATCGCCAGTCGCTGTGTCGGCAGGAGTGAACGGAATGTTATCCACGTTACTCGCTCTAGTTGCAAGCGTGTTATACGGACCGAGCTTGCTGTTGGTAAAGTCAGACAGCATCTTGGTGTAGAGAGCGCCGCCACCTGCTTCGCTATTAGCAAGTGCCGTACGAACTCCTTGCGTCGCGCCTCGATCAATGCTCGCAATCGTGCTTTCCAGCGGCACCACTCCCGTCCCGGTCCTCAACGCCGCAGCATTGAAACCGGAACGGGCTTGGTCAGCGCCTTCGGTAGCGTTGGTCACTGCGGCAACCTTGTCCGCACCAACGACGCCTTCCTTTGTAGGTGCACCGTAGCCGTAGCGCATTGCATCGAGTAGTGGCTGTGCAGTCTCACCTTCGCTGAGACGACGAGTCATCGCCGCGCTACGTTCGTTCGCTCCAGTGCCCAAGTTCTGTACGTCGAACTGCCGCTGGACAGCATCGCTACGATTGAGCAATGCCTGTCCCTGTGGCGACAGCATCGTGACCCAAGTGTTGCTACTTGGATCATACATCAACTGATTGCCACGCGCGTCTGTCTGTCCAGAGGTAGCCAGCTTCATCTGCTGGCGCATCATCTGTGCTTGCAGCGCCTGCTGTGCTTGCTGGTTCTGGTTAGCAGCGCCAATCGCAGCATCTTGACGGCCACCCGCAGCCATCGAAGTGCCAACACTCGCAGCAGTACCAGCGAGAGCAGCGCCGCCACTAATGAGTGCAGCAGTAACGCCTGTCATGCTACTCTCCTGTAATCACAATCTTGTGCCGTTTCGTATCTGATAGCGGCGTCAGTAGAGCTACTTCGTCTGTGAACTCTGCTTCAGCCTCGGCTACAGTTGTGACTTTGGTTGGAAACAACATCGTTAGGTGTATGTCTGTGATCGCTAAGACTGCGACCTTTCGGCCTGCGTTACATGGCAAGACGTTGTATCCATAGAAATGCAGTGGCTCATCCTCACCTACGTAGACCATCATCTCACCGTAGAGGATCAGCGTCGTGGCAATCTTGATCAGCGCACCAGTCACCAAAGCTCCAGCCGGGAGATGCAACGTCCGTAGGTACACGCCTTTGTGTATTAGATGCTCCGTCACGAACACAAGTTGCGGTAGCTCACGTGCTTTCGTCTCTAACTCACGCACCTTCTCAATAGACGTATCGCCCATCGTCGAGATGCGTGAGTACGTTGTAACTGGAAGCTGTTCCACTAGAATGCTCCAGTGCTACCGAGGCTGCGGCTGGGATCAACGATTGGCTTCGCAACTGGACCTCCTGTACCGGGCGCAGCAGTGGTGAGATTGATTGGTCCTTGCATGATGCCGCCCTTCTGCAACGCAGTAGCCGGATCGAATAGATTAGTGTTGCCGACTGCTCCGCGAATGCTGCCTTCGAGATTACCAAGATCGGAGGCTGCGGTATTCTGCGCACGTCCGTAGTAGCTGGAGAAGTCAGGCTCGGGCTGTCCGAATGAATAGCTCGAAGCAGCATCACCGGCTTGTCCACGAATGTCAGTAAGGTGACCGCGATCAACACCCAGAACAGAATTGCCAATGCCAGCAAGAGTAGCTTTCCCGGCAGAGCCTTGCTGGCCAAGTGCAGTGTTCGCAGCAGTGTAGCCCGAGTCATTGAGTAGACCTCGCGCTTTGTTGAAATCAACAGTCGTCTGTGCAGTCTTCTGTTGATCACCGAGGATCGAGTTGAGGATCGGATCGTCGGCTGTGTCGGGAATGAGTACGTTCTCGAAGCCGGGAGCGAAGATGCTATTCACCTTCGCATTCATGCCTGTGCGGTTCGCAGTCTGTAGCTTGTCTACACCACTGGCGAACGCGTCGTCCGAGAAGTACTGTGCAGGGTTCGTATCAAGGTCCGGCACTTGACGTGTGATCGACTGGATGATCTGGTTAATATCACCAGTGTCATTCGGATCGAGGCCGCGTGCCTTGAAGTAGTTCGAGCCTGTACCACTTGCACCAGCAATGGCAGCAGCTAGCTGATCGTTGAACGAAGTGCGTGCACCCGCCTTCTTGTTCTCTGCATCAGTCGCAGCGTCACGTGCAGCGTTGATGGCTTCCTGAGTACCGGGAGCATTCGCACTGTTATCAGGAGCGTTACCGCTACCACCGCCACCACCACCACACATGGCACTCTCCTATGCTTCGTAGAGTACACCGATCTTGGAGAAGCCTACGCGCTTGTATAGCGCCTCTGCATTCTCCGGGTCGATGCCTGTTGAAGTTCCTAGATACACACGCTTGGCGCCTGACTTGAACGCCCACTGCTTGTACTCATTGATGATCGAAGCGAGTGCACTACCACACGAACCACGATGTTCCTTCTCAACCATTATAACGAGATCATTCGCTACGAAGTCCTTACCGAAGTACGACTTCTGGATCGTGGCAAGTAGCATCCCAATAGGCACTTCCTGCTCCTGATCTACGATGCACCAGAAGAAGGTGTACGGTGACTGCATTGCCTGCTGCACAAATCCGATAAGCTCGTCCTCGTTGTAATCCATGTGACTGAACATGCTCTCTGCATGTAACCGCTTTCCCATACCCACCATGTACGGAACTTCGTCACGATGGACAGGTCTCACAACTTGTACTGTAGTTCTCATTTCAACTCCGCTGCGCTGTGTGTCTTGACGCAAGCGACGGCGATCACCTGATTGTTCGCTAAGATCTCCCGCTTCGTTGCGTCGGTCATTGCTGCGACTTCGCTCATGAGTGGGCGCACGTAGACGAGGCTCTGACAGGGCACTACTTCACGGACCGGGACGTTCGAATTTCCGCAGGCCGTCGTCAGGATTGGGAGTAGTAAGAGCGCCACGTTGCGCAGCATCTGTTGCATCCTTAAGTTGATCGTATGCAGCCTTCTCTTGGTCGATGATCTTCTGTTCACCAACGTGCAGAATATGGAAGTAGACAGCGACTGCTCCGCCAATAACTAGGGCAGCAGCAACAGCGTAAGCTATCAACTTCCACGGGATCATTGTGAAGCTCCGTAAGCACACTGAAAGAATTGGGCTGATAGGGCACCGATCTCACTTGCATGATCTGTACCATTGATGACACGACGCGAGTTCGTCCAGTCAGTAAGCGTCGGAGTAAAGTAATCATCAAACGATTTCCCTGTAAAGTCACCGACGCCACTTGCAGCGTTGAAGCATCCCTCGAATAGGATCGCAGCAGCGACAGGAGGCTCTAGCGCCTTCTCTGGACTATGCCAGATGTCCACGCCTATCAGCTTCGCCATCAGCTTGTAATTCCTCTCCCATGTCAACTGCGCAAAGCCTCGACCGAAGTAGATTTTCCCTGTCGTACCGGGAATGCCATACGGCTGTCCTGCGCCATGGCCATATTCTTCAATCGGCCACATTGTGTGTGCCGTCTCCCACTTCGTGTTGCCAAGTGCAGCACCAAGCTTGCGTAAGTCTGTGTACTTCTCCGCCTCCCATGCATCGAGGATCACGTTCATGCCGTTCACCTGTTGCTGGTTAAGCGTCCCAGCGAACAGCGTGTTGCGTACGGCTGTGAAGAAGTTAGTGCGATTGATCATTGACTGCGGCAGCATTGCGATCTGCCATCTGTTTGGTGAGTTCTACGATCCTGCCACTTGTAGAAGCAAGCGCGTCCAACGCAATGCGTGTAGGCTCTTGCCCGTGCGCTTTACGCATCTCGATCAATTCGTTCATCATAGCAAGCTCTCGCTTCGTTGCATCCAACTCAGATTGTATCGCCGTACTCATAGTCCCATCGACAAGTCCATGGATTTTATCGAGCTTCTCATTCGTCACGGATGCGCTATCTACTGTGGCTTGTCGGTTCTTGAAAATCTCGTCCGTAGCTGTGTCACCACGCTGCTTAGTGACTCTCGCAACTTCTTCTACGCGTCTTGCAATTTCTCCTGTACGTCTGTCATCTCGATCCTCTTTCTCACGGCGCTCTTTCATATCAAGTAGACGCAGGATGATGGGCACCGCAACCGCAGTGAGCATAGTCGGGACAGCCACAATCAAGGCTGTTAGTACTGACGCGTCTTCTGATGTCATAATCCGCCACGAAACACCAAGAACAGGACAACGATTATTAGAATGATCCAGATGACGCTACTTCCACCGTAGCCCCAATCCGCAGAGTGTTGCCAAACTGGAAGCGTGCCGATCCCACCGAATAGCAGGAGCAGGATTAGTATGATAACTACAATTCCCATGACACGCCTCCAATCGGCTAGTAGTTACGGAGTAGGCGGTCCGGACTCAGCCGGCGTATTCGCAACGACAGCAGATGCGAGCTTGTCATCTTCCGCAGCGAGATCAGCGGACAGAGCCGCCAGCTTCGCAGGGTCAACACCGGCTGCATCAAGGCGATCCTTGATACCTGCAATGAGGACCAACGCAGACTCAATCGTATCGTGGTTCTTCGCAACAGCAGCCGTGAGGGCGTCGAATTCAACAGACATCTTATTCTCCATACGTTTGGTTTTGACGATGAGATAGTCTAGCTTCGCGTAGATAAGATTTAGCCAATCTCCAATGATAGTCTTCTTCATCTCTCACCTATGGGAGTGAGTTGTATGCTGCAAGGAATGCAGCCTTTACTTGTGCAGGCGTCTTACCTGTGAAGTTTGCGATCATGAGGCCAATGGCACGAACGTACTTCGGCAGATTGTCGATGTTGGAAATATCAACGACAGGTACTACAGGCGGGACAAATGCAAGCACTTCCGGGTCCTGATCATCCATCTGTTCGACGGTGACATTACTTGGTACAGGCAGTTGCCCGACCGCAGTAATAATCCCATTCACTTTCCGTACGAGAACTGCTGTCATGTGTCACCTAAAGCTTGATAATCCAGTTCATCTGGATCGTTGGCTGCGTTGTGCTGAATGCGCTAGAAGTGCCGCTACCAGTACCGCCGACATTTACGTTACCAGTCACCGATGCAAACAATGTTGCATCTGCTGCTGTCCAACGGCCACCGGGAGTGTCAGTACCGGAGAAGTCGTTTGGTCCATTAGCGCCGCCAGTCAGCGTGTTCACACCATTAGAGAAGATAGTCGTAGAAGTTGTGGCTGTGGTAAGCTGTACACCGCCTGTTGCGCCCATGGTATTCCCATCAGGCGTCATGATCGAGGCAGTCAATCTACCCGCAGCACTGCCTCCCATGTTGTCGATACCAGCGATTGCACGACCACGTAAGTCTGGTAGATTGAACGTGGTCGATCCGTTACCGATACCAAACGCTGTACCAACAGCGGTGAACAGTGCGGTATTGAGACCAGAACGGCTGACTGCTTGACCTGCACACAGTAGCCACCCGCTAGGCACAGACGAGCCTGCGAACGGTGTAAGCGATCCCGGAGGCATACCGCCAACAGATGCAACTAGCGTAGCAAGATCGGCAACTGTGAGCAGTGACAAGCCGAATGCAGTCGCACCTGTCGCATCCACTGCATTGATCAACGCTCGTGCAGCAGCTTGACTAGCAGCCTCAATCAACGAGATACCAAGACTTGTTGCACCTCCCGCAGTGAGTGCATTCGCCATCGTCTGGATATTGTACGCAAGTCCAGTAGCATTCGTCGTGACGAATTTGTTCGCATCAAGTGCACCACCAAGGACAGGAAGTACAAGTGATCCTGCTGCTGATAGATCAACCAGCACAGACCACTTACCTGCCGCAGCATCAGCCGTGAAGCTAGCGCCTGACACGTTCGCCACGATGCAGATAGCGAACTTTGTCCCATCAGCCACAACGAAATCGTTCAACGTGTACGATGTGCCCGGACCAGTCCATACGCCACGCGCCTTCGCAGGGGCAGAGTAGACCGCCCAATAAGTTGGGTTCAGTGTACGCGCATCAAGGAACGTAACTGGAATAGGTGAACTAACGTGTGCAACTTGATTTAGCCACACGACAGCAGTAGTCGGATCAATAACAGAGTCACCAACTGCGTACGACGTAGAGTTCGTCCAAGCGCCACGCAAGTTGTTGAACACGATGAAGCCCGAGATCGCTGCATCAATAGCGATCAAGTTGTTGTTCATCAACTGTGCCCAGACCTTGAAGTTTGCCGGCATCTCCGACAACTTCAAGTTGGGTGTGAGTGTGACGCCGGTCATGTGCTTACGCCGTCAGGTCGATCTCGGTGCCAACGACTTGAATGCTCGAAGCAAGCAAGTTCGCAGTAGCAATCGTGATCTGGATCGTCTGTCCCGCACTGAGATAGTAGATAGGTGCGGCTGGCTGTATAGTTTCCGCGGCACTCGCACCAGTTGGTTTGGTCGCAGCAGCAGCACGAAACAAGCCTGCACCACCATTGGTAAACCAATAGAAGTTCACAGTCATCGCACCAGAGCGCGCGACCTCGACGCCATTGACGAGAATGCCAACGTCACTGTTCGCTGCTGCCTGAAACAGCGCCATGATCTTGACCTTCGCAGCACGGCTGGCGGGGCACGTGTAGGCTGTCGCTGTACCGACGACGGTTGCAGACGACGAACCAAGTACGCCGAAATTGTCACTCATGGGTTACACCGTGTTCCAAAGGTTGTCGTCATTCATCATGCGACGGATCACAGAAGTCCTATTCTGTAGCGCGCTGATCTCAGATGCAGCAATCGTGAGTTGATTACGCATGTCTTGCTTCGCGACGAGTTGGTTGTCTTTGATCACAGTCGGATCAATCTTACTGGCCATTACGGGAGCCTCCGAATTGTGCCCTGTTGATACAGGAGCGAGAGTGACACGTACTTCAATGGACCCTTCGTTCGCGCCTCGAAGCGTATCTTTGCAGTGTCGAACTTCGTAGGCAGGAGCGTGAGCGTGCGCAGCCCTGTGTTGTTACCACCACCATAAGGTGCATCGCCAAATGGAGCGAAGCCGTAGCCACCTGCATCGCGGGCAACGTAGTCCATAGTCAGTGCAGGTGTCAGTGGCGGTACTGCGAACGGCGTCCATCCTGTCCCATCCGTGAATGTCGTAGAGTCACTCCACGTCTCGCCAGCCTGTCCACCTTGGTAGTAGTCATCCACGAATATCTTCGCTGTGAACGTCTCACTACCTTCCGTATCCATGACGATGTAGCGGAGCGTCTTGCTCAACGCACGATGCTTCAAGTCCGTCCATGGGATTTCCCATACACTGTCAATAGGCACACCGCTCGTTGCAACGTCAGACACAGGGCCGAAGCCGGTATTATCTTGCCATGTCGTGCCGTCGCTCCACGTCTCCTGCTCACCAATGAAGTCTGCAAAGAGTGGGTTCGTCTTGGAGTCGCCTTGGATGAAGACCTTTGTATCAGCGTGACGTGAGTAGAACACGTTACCGGAAGTGCTACGTGTCGCCGCTCCCCAATTCCATCCACGCAGTATCGACCACGCCTTGATGTTCAGCTTCTCGATGTAGCGATACAGATATCCAGTAACCATCTGCTGCGAGAGTTCGACAGTATCAGGGAGATACAGCGTGTATGCACTAAGCTTCCGGTCATAGATGCTGAACGCACTGTTACGTAGCGTGAGTGAGTCAAGCTTATTGATCGCTGGCTGGAGCAACGGATCAATGTAACGCGACGGGCGATCCGGCGAGAGGATGAGCGTGTAGTAGTTGAGCGCCAACGCGGCCACACCAACGATATCAGCAACAAGT